AAAGTAAGAAGTAGTGTCCCTAAGTGGCTTAGTTTAGGCACTTGCGACTGGGTACTATTTAAAGAAGATAGAGGTGAAATCTATAAAATAACGAGACTCAAGGATGAATAAAGATCTTTATAGATTTGATGGAGCTATCAAATTTCGCAAAAAAAGACAGATGCAGAGAAAGTATAATAAATTATTCAAGCAAGGTAAATACTATCTACAAACAGGATACACAGATATAGAGCCATACCCTGGTTGGTATATCTTAATAAAAGAAATAAAACCAGAGATGATTAAGAAGTATATATTTAATGAATTAGAAGAAAATATTCCAACGCATGATGGAGTAACAGATCTAAAGAGGAATGAATATCAATATCTTGGTATAAAGATGCAACAATGGTCAAAAAAACGATTTCCATACATGTATGGGTTTGACAAGATATTGTATTGTGATTTTTGTGATTGCTATCAAACTAAAGAAGAATATAAAAAATACAAGATGTGTGTAAGATGTTATAAACAACATAAAAATGAGGTAAAAAATGGAAAAGAGTAAAGAGAAAGCGTTAGGGAGTTTACAAAGTATTGTAGAGTTCTATCAGGAGTTGTATAAAAATGGAGTCATTGAAGAAGGCAGCTCTGGATTTAAGAGGTTACTACAATTAGAGAGACATTTAAAGATATATGGTCGTGGTGGAAGAAGTCAAGCTAGATAGGATGATCTGTACGATAGCCATTCGCTATCCACACCATGAAGTTCCTCCTGATCGTATTGCAAAGCATGAGATATTCAGAAGAAGTAATGAATTTACAACTGCAATCAATCATCGTGCAGAGAATTGGCACAATTTTAGGACCAAGTGGACCAAAGGAGGAATGGTCTACGCAGTAAATGTGGAGTATATCAAGAATGGCTAAGTATGTAATCGTAAAAAACACACAAGGGCAGAAGAAATACAGAACCTATGATGGTGCTTGGATCGAGATCAAGGATGCTAAAACCAATTATCCATTAAAGACTTATGTCGATATAGAAGATGCAGAGGTTGGTAAGAACTATATCGAACACAAGGAAAGAGAAAAAGGTCTATCCGTTGAAACACTTAATATAAAACAAATGGGGTATTAATAATGCAAAATGATACATTTTTTTTAATCGCAGAGAAGTTCTTTAAGAACTGCCTGGAGGTCAGTAAGGCGAAAGGTGAGGAGTACACCGTTGGTAGTGGTGAAAAGTTTACCAATTTCGAGTCAGTAGGTGACCGCTTGAATCTCAGTAGAGAAGAGGTCCTAATGGTGTATTTACTCAAACACATTGATTCAATTCGCTACTATATCTTACACGGAACAGAGGCCTCTGATGAAAAGATAGATGGTCGCATCTTAGATGCAGTCAATTACTTGGTGCTGCTATATGGGATGATCTATGAAAAAGAACAATTAACCAAACTAGATAAGGAGTTAGAGGAATGAAATTAACAAAAGAATATAAGATAAATAAAGAAGGTTCATTAGGTGGAGTAGCCATCACTTCAACTGAGGCATATAAAGAGTTAATTCTAAGAGGTACAGGAAATGATATGGTCAATTTACCGCATTTCTTTTTCAAACATTTAGAGTGGAATATCAATGATCGGTTACAACTTAGTGTCATTGAAGATGAGAATAATAAGACCTCTCTATTGATTGAGAATAAAGGAAAGTAACGATGAAAGAACCACATATCATTGATTGGATACTGGATTCCACCAGTCAAACAAGAAACCATCAAATCAAACACGGACAAAAAAAGAATTGGAAAAAGGAATTTAATCTATTCTATTGTAACAAATGTAAGAAATCCTATGAGATAATTCGTACAAGTGCAAAGCATAACAATAGAAAGGTTTTAAGTTATGATGATTTCCCAAAATTAGGCTTAGAGCGTAAAGTATGTATGAAATGCAAACCTAGAATAGTTAAATAAGGCTTGTAAGATAGTCTTAATCGTTAAAAAAAAAGAAAGTGAGGTGTAGGTATGAGTAACAAAGAAAAGAAGGAATTAAAGCCATTAATAAGCATGGTTGAAGAAAAGGTTAGTAAAACGCTAGAATACCAGGAATTATCGGATATTGATGAAATAATGCTTGACTTAAAGTATAAGAGTGTGTTTTTTTATAATATATTATCTATATATAATAAATATATAATTAAATATATATCTAATTACTTAGATAATATATATAAAGATACTATAAGAGATCATATAGTATCATACTTAGATAATCATTTACTCTTAGATAATAAAAATAATTTGTTAGTATTTAGAAAGGATGAGATTGTAAGAGAAGGAAAACCTTTAGTTAAGGATACACTTAAAGTATCACTTGAACCTAAAGTAATACTTGAAGGTCTAAGTGAGAAGTATCCTACTTTAGACTTAGAGACTGAGTTTGAGAAATGGGAAGATTATCAACTTGCTCACGGAAAGCGTTATAAGAATAAAAAGGCAGCTTTCCGAAATTGGTGTCGAAATGCAGTCGAGTTCCAAGCGAAGAATGGGACCATAACCCCCAACAAAGTAAATACATATAAGGAGATGTTCGATGAATAATGAAAAGGCGAATCACTATGTTATAGACTTGTTTGAGACGTTCAGTATTGAGAAAAACAAACTGCTCGGAAAGGAATGGAGAGATGCACTTGCTAACTACGATGAAGAGGTAGTGAAGAAGGGATGGAGCCAAGTGGTTGCCGAATGTCGTACTCGCTACCTACCACCCCTCAAGGTTGTGTACTCGATCTTGAACAACATTAGAAATGAACAAAAGAACGAGGTTGCTTTGGATGAATTTGTGGAGACACTAACCCCTCAGGACCGAAAGGATCAATCACGCTTTATCAAACTACTGCAATACTCAATGCGAGAGATCAAGGCCAAAAGGATGACCGAGATCGAATCCTTGAAACTACACGCTAAGTTCTTTAAGGAAATAGGGATGGATGAGGACGCTGATGACTTACTTCGAGTGGTAGCAGAAAAACAAGCTGCCTAAAATAAAAAGGCTACCTAAACATATAGCGAAGTCCAGGTAGCCTTATGAGGAGACGAATAAATTATTAAGTAGTAATCAATTCCTCAATTTCTTCTACTTCTTTTTGTTTATTGTGATTTTCTTCAACCTCCTTCTTGTTTATTTGATAACTTCTATTTATTAACGACTTAATGTTAGTAAGTGCATTTTCAAACATATCTCCATATTCATCCCCCTCTTCATAATCAAAAAATGGATTACTTGGTTTGACATAATAAAACTCATTAAATAGATTAATAAATTTTTCATCAAACTTCTCTTCATCAAATTTATCATAGTTTATTGTGCAGCTATTTAATTCATCTCCACACTTAGCACACATACTATCTTTAATTTCTGAATAATCAAGGTAGCTATCACACTCCGAGCAAATACTATCCTTTATCATATCTAAAGCCTCAATGTCTGCTAGTGCTGATTGTTTTTTAATATCCAAAATCTGCCTCTGCTTTCTCTTTGTCTTGTTCCCATATTTTATTTCTCCTTTATTTTAAAGTAATTACATAACACATCTGTTATTATGTCTTGCACATCAAATTCTTTGGTATCATCTGTATCTGTGCAATCCTTTATTAATTCTTCTTGAACCATTTTATCAACACATTTAATTGATAAGTCCACTATGGTTTGTCTGTCAAATTCTTGCATTTTATACCTCTTTTTTTTGTTTTTCTTTTTTATTAATACAAGGCATACATAAAAAATCATCAGAACCATATAACTTTGGTGTTATTTCTCCATCTGTAGCCTCTTTATCAAATAGATACATACCACCATATATTTCATCTGAATTTTTATATGTGCCACAATCGGTACAACTAGATTGACATTCCTCGCAAACTTCTTCTAGCTGCGATTGGTCCTGATGATTGTGATCAACAAACTCTTGCCATACCAGGAAGGAATTACATTGATCGCATTTGTTTTTTGATATATCGCCTCCTATTTGCATTTAATCCCTCTTTTTTCTCTTTAAGTGATAGTAGGCCTTACTTACTAATGGATTGCCACACATACGACCAAATAAAGCCTTTCTACGCTCTTCTCTAGTCTCTTCTTCATCTAGTTTTAGATGGTATTCTTTTATTTTGCTCATTTTATTCTTCTCCTTTTCGTGATTTACAAACTTTTGAAAACATAGTATCTGCTATTTGTTCTAAACATTCTTTAGGGAACTTGTGAAAACCATTGGATGTTATATAGGCTTTTTCAAATCCCTTTGACTTAGGTGGATCCATTTTAATTTCAATCCATTCTTTTAATCCTAGTTCTTTATATTCTAGTTTTTTCATTAGTATTACATCCTCTTTAACACAAATTGTGTCTCCATTTTCTAAGCACATTGGCATCCATAAAGGTTTATAAATTCTTGAACTACCATAAGAATGGTTTGATTTAGTAGTACCCACTAAACAAGCGACTACAAAATCCTCTTTTACTTTGTAATAAATCATTTTTCTATTCCTCCTCTAAGCAAGATTTTATGTTATTTAGTTTTCTTTTTAGTTCTCTGTTCTCTTTTTCCAGGTTGTATATTTTTTCAAAATCTGTTCTATACTGATTTTCTACAAAAACATTTTTAATATAAATCCCTAAGCCTCTAGCCTCATTCATATTTATATTCCCAAAATAATCCTTATTATGATTTGCTTTTGGACATCTAAATTTTGTTTTCAATCTGTATCTTGAGTTCTGCTCTTTGGCTAATTTGTTAAAATGTTTTATTGACTCCCTATTTTCTTTTGTGTTTGGTATTACACAAAATTGATTTGTTGGTCTTTCAGTTCTGTATTTGCTTAATGTTAAATTGTTTTCAGGTAGTTTTATTGTTTTCATTTTAGTTTCCTTTCTCTTTGGTTTAAAAAACAAGTTGCTTTCCATTGGTTTAAATCCTCTTTTAAATCAATGATCCTTAATTGTTGCAGACTTACTATAAGTCCACAGATTAAAATGATTTCTAGGTGCATTTTTACGACTCCTTGCTTATGTCTATTTCTACCATTTTACCCGAAAGTTTTATTTTCTTTGGTTTCAAATGTTTAAGTACATCTCCAAAATCATCATTTATGTTTTTTGTTAATCCTGATTTACTTGGTTCATAGATTGCAAATAATAAAGATTCTATTTCCTCTATTGATGAATTGGATTCGTACTTTATCCACTCAGCTATTTTATTTATTTTATCTGCTTTTTTCATTGTTTACGCTCCTCCTTTTAGTATTGAAGTGCTAGACATCAAAACGGGTTCAAACATAGATCCACAATTAAAATCAGTCCAATTACCTCCGTTTTTATCTATTGTTGATGTAGCAGTTTTTATTATAGCCTCTTCATTAATATCTAATAATTTATCAAATAGAAATCCGTGAGAATGCCAACTTGCAGAAGTTAATTTTCTCCCCGAATGGCTAACCCTAGAACCAACAATTCCGCTTTTTTCACTTTTGATAGTGAAGAAAATAAAATTACCCATCTTTTCGGGTTCTCTGTTAAATATTAGCTTAGAACCTTGTTCCTTGTTTACTTCGTTTAAAGCGTTTCTTAGTTGCTTTTCTGTGATGTTTTTTACTTTCATTTTCTTATCCTTTCAAGCCATACCACATCGGGTAATCTGCTTTTGTTTTTAGTTGTGCAAAGTATTTAGAGTTATTAAAAAAGTGCTTTGGGTAATTACAACATATTGAAATATGTTTCATTTCTTCCCTTGTTTCTGCATAGCCTTGTAACTTCCTAGCTTCTAGGTAATTATCACATTCAAAGACTAATTTATTGATCTTATTATCTGCTAATCCCCAACCTGACATAAATCTGTCTGTCATTGTTACATATAGTTTTTTATTCTGCATTTCTAATTGCCTCCGTTGGTTTTTATTCTATCTTGAATTGCTTTTTTTACATCATCATTTAGGTTTTTATATTCTATTTTTACACCCAAATGAGAACCTTTTTTAATCTCTGATGTATCACCACAAAATTGATTAAATCCCATTGGTGATAATGGATTTTCTGACATTCCAAAAACTGCATCCTCAATAAAAATAGTGTATCTATCGAAAGAGTTTTTAAAATCGTATATTATTATATCCTTCATCCTACTTTTCCCCCTTTAAAAGAGTTTCAACTATTTCCTTTGCTCTTTTTAAAGTATTAGCAGATCCTAAGAATTTATTATTAGGATTGTTAATACTAGGTTGCCACACTACATTGTAATCATTAGAAATTCCAACTTTGTAGGTGTTATTTATTTTAGATATAACATATCTTTTATCTGTTTTCTCATCATAGTGAGAATAACACATAAACCAATAATTATGTTTATTCCATTTGATTTTCATATTCTGCCTCCTCAAGCGTTTATGATTTGTGATTATTTGACTGCCTAAACTTACTAACAAAAGTAAGGCAGACAATGAAATAAATGTAATCCTATATGTAATAGTATGTAATAGAGGCGAGGCATTGGATCATAAAGTATTGGATAATATATTCCAGGATAAGTGCAGCTATTATTGAAGTTAAAGGGGACGGACGGAATAGAATTGATTTAATTAATTATAAGGTGTTGCGACAAGGTGCGACATATTAACGAGGGTAGACCACCCCCCCATACCAACGACGACGGAGGGCGAGGGGTATGTATGTTACTCCCCATACATTTTTTCTTGCAAAACATCGCCCCCTTTAAATTCCACAATAACAAGGATTACTACTTTTATATAACATATTTCATTACATATATTCCAACCGATTTGAAAGACGCACACCGTAAAAAATCACCAAAGGAGATGGAGAAGTCGGCTGTCAAAAAGGCGGTAAAAAACCTGCATGACAACGAATACTACGCCAATTTCTTAAACACCTTACAGATAGACACAGGTAAAAAGGTACGCTTTACCGATGAGAAGAAAGATGCCTTTTTAAAGACAATGGTAGAGTGTCACGGATTTCCTTCGATCGCAGCCAATAAGATGGGGTTTTATTATGGTAGTGTCCAATATGCGATGAAGAACGACCCCCAGTTTGCACAAGCTGTGGATGTGTTAAGAAAGTCTTTTAACCAGGAACGCTTAGATGGACTGGAAAAGCTCTCTTATGAACAGGCATCAGAAGCAAAGAATACAGCAGAGCGTATCTTTCAGTTAAAATCATTAGATCCACATAAGTACAGGGATAGGATGCACAATACCAATACGCAAGTTAATGTAATGGTAGCAGGTATCACCCCCAAAGACAGGTCCAAAATGATCAAGGATATGAAATGAAGTATTATCCATACGCTGTAGATGATAAAGGAGACATACAATATTTGTCTCCCAGAGACTTCTTACTGGACATATTACGAGACTTATACGGATTGGATAAAGTAGAATCGAAAGAGATTACGGATGTAGCGATCAAGATTTTTAATTTAGAAACGGACGGTAGTTTACCGATAAACTGGAAAGAGTTATATAAGAACATAGCATGAATGACGATATTTTAGTAACCTATAAGTATCCAGATGGAACGCCTACCGATCCCCTTCCACATCAGCAAGAATATCATTTATATACAGGCTGGAGCAAGCATCACTTGCTTGCAGGCAGTTTAGGAACAGGAAAGACCGAGGCCATGTGCATGGAGGCGATCCAACAAAGTGCAGCGTATGAGAATAACTTAGGACTAATGGGGCGTAAGGTACTCGATGCGTTCAAAAAATCGACATTGATTCAACTCCTGGACTTAGCAGGTGGTTTTGTTTCCAAGCACAGGTCTCAAGATAGAGAAATTATCTTTAAGAATGGTTCTAGGATAGTGTATATGGCCTTAGATGACTCTAGGGACTCGATACAGAGAATTAAATCAATGAATCTAGGTTGGTTTGCCTTTGACCAGTTAGAAGAAGTTTCGGAGCAGACTTTTATTGCTGCGGCAGGTCAATTAAGGAAGAAAGGTGTGATGCGTTGCAGTTTTCATACTTGTAACCCTGCAGGACATGATTGGGTCTGGAAGAAGTTTAAACAGCATAAGGACAAGCAGAATAAGACAAAAGGGGACTACAGGTTGATCGAGACTCGTACTTGGACACCAGATGTGCCTCCTCCTGAGACCGATGCTGAAGTGAAAGTTTATAGCGATAACCCACACCTCCCTGCAGACTACATCAAACATCTACTCTCCATGCCTCCAATGTGGGTTAATCGCTATGTGTATTGCAGTTGGGATGATTTTGCAGGATTGGTTTACCCAATGTTTGACGAAAAGATCCACTTAATAAAGGCATTTGATATGCCAAAATGGTGGAATCGATATGTGGTGTATGACTATGGGTATAAAAATCCGACTAGCATACTATTTGCTGCAGTGGACGATGAGAAGAATATCTTTGTGTATGACATTATTTATGGTGATGAAATGAGGATAGATGAGATCGTACCAATGGTAGAAGATAGGTTGGAGACAGGAATGGACTACACTTTCATTGCCGACCCGTCCATTAACAGGACCGAGCGTGACGGATATTCGATTGCGGATGAGTGGGAAGAGTATGGTATTGAGTGGGAGAGAGCAAATAATGATAAGCGTGCAGGTTTTGATCGGGTAGCACGCTACTTAACGACAGATAAGAATGGTCATTGTCAGTTGAAATTCTTTGATGTTAGAAATATGGGATTTTTATTGGATGAGATCATGGATTATAAATGGAAAGAATTAAAGCATGGGCATAGCGAAAAAAGCGCACCAGAGGAGCCTGTGAAAAAGAATGACCACGCTATGGACTGTGTTCGGTATTTAGTTCATGCGGTAGAAGGTTCAAGTAAACCAAAACGCAGAGATAAGTATAGAACACCAAGTTTATTTAGGCGTAAAACCAGTTGGATGGGTATATGAGCGATCTAGCATATTTACACGAAGTATTTCAAGCCATGCAGGGCGGTAACAAAGAGTTTATGCAGGCTGCAAGAGAATCCATGTATTTTTATACGGGTGGGTACGGAACTGGACAATGGGATAGTTCTGATATATCAAAGTTAAGAGCAGAAGGTCGTCCTCCCCTTCAGCTTAATATTATCCTCCCCAAAGTTAATTTGGTAACTGGTATTGAAAGACAAGGCAGAACATCGTACCGTGCCAGACCCGTAGAAATGAATGATGACAATGAAGCAAAGTTAATTACTTCTTTATTGTATCATGTTGATAAAAGCCAATCCTTACAAAATGTGTTTAGTCGTGTCTTTAAGGACGGTGTAATTACAGGTCGTGGTTGGGTAGATATATCCGTAGAACCAGGTGAATACTTTGATAGTAAGATCCATATTAGAAGAGAATCGTGGGCGAATGTTTTAATGGACCCAGAAGCAACCTCTCCTGATTGTTCTCAGTGGGGAAGATTAGCGAGAACCAAACTCTTATCTATCTCTCAGGCAAAAGAAATGTTCCCAGATGCACTAAGAGATGTAAAGAACGCAGAAGATATACAAGAAACCTTTATGGGTGAAGAATCATTATTAGGGATGCAATTAGGTGACAAGTATAAGAATGTAGACCCTAACTACGGTTTTAAGAGCATGGAAGCCTATAATATGGATGCTCATCGTAAGAAGATCAGAATTATTGAACTCTGGGAAAGAGAATACGAAAAAGAATTTTATTTAGTGAATCCACAAACGGGAAGATTCTCTCAGGAAGGCTTTAAGACCAAGCGGAAAGCAAACCTTGCCATTAAAGAAATTATGGAAAGACCTGAGATGGAGGTAGCTCCAGTAGAATTAAGTGTAGTAGCGAAAAGCGTTCCTAAGACCTATGTTACTGTTTTTGCAGGAGCTAGGGTATTGCAGGAAAAAACACCAAATCCTTACAAACACAATCAATTCCCATTAATTCCATTTTTCTATACTTTTGAGGATTATGGGAATACGGTGGAAACATTTGGCTTGGTAGAAAATTTAAAAGACCCTCAAAGAGAGAAGAATAAGCGTAGGTCACAAGCCTTAGATATTATTAATCGCTCTCCAAAGGGTGGTGGTATCTTTACAGGAAATAAGGTTACTGCAGAAGAGATGAACAGAGCTTCTGGTAATGGAGAATGGATCGGAATCCCTGGATTTAAGGGCAGAATCTCTGATTTTATGACTCAGTGGTCGAATCAGCACACAGCACTTGTACCAACGATTGCTTCTTTTGAACAGAGAAGTGACTTTGATGCAAAGGAAATTAGTGGTGCTACAGACCCAATGATGGGTGTTGCAACCTCTTCGAGTGAGTCAGGTCTAGCAGTGCAGACTAGGATTCGTCAGGGAATGAATACCTTAATGGAGCAGATGGAGAACTTAGACACTTGTAAGAAGAATACGCTAGAAATGGCAGTGTCTAATATGCAACAGTATTATTCTGTAGATAAGATACAAAGAATTATTGGAGCTGAATTTGAAGCGGTTGAACCTGAAGAACAAATGCAGGTCAATCAGATAATCAGCAAATTTTTGGACAACTTCTCAACGATGGAGTTTGATGTGGTCTTAGATCAAGGTCAAAATACTCCTACGATGAGAGCGTTAATGGCTAACCAAGTTGGGGAATTAGTACGAAATGGGTACGCTAGTTTATTCCCACTTTTTGTAGAACTATCCGACATGGAAGCATCCGATGAGATACTGGAGAAATTTGAGCAGGAACGCCAAGCTCAAGTCCAGTCACAGCAACAACAACAAAAACCCCCACCACAAGGTGGAGAAGGAGTAATGCAATAATGAGTGAATCTAAGTTTCAATTTATTGATGAGGAAAAGGAAATGTCTGGTGAAGAGTATAGCGACTCTGAAGTAGAAGAATCCCCGACTAATAACGAGACTGAGGTTGAAGCAGAATCAACCGAGACCCCAGAAACAGAAGAAGAGAAAAAGCTAAAAGTTGGTGACAACGAATTTGATTCCGTTGAAGAGCTTTTGAAATTCGCTGAAGAAAGGGATAAGTCTTATTCTAACCTGCAAAGTCTAAATGGTAGACAGACCAATGAACTAGGTGATCTTCGCAAGATGGTAGAAGAACTAAAGACATCGATGGAACCTCAACAGGAACCAGAAGCTGCCCCTGAGTTTGATGAATACGATCCTGCGAAACAGAAAGAGTACATTGAATATATGGCTGCTAAAAAAGCACAAGATATGATAGACCAGAGGTTCCAAGCTGAAGAAGCGAAGAAAGCTGAGACAGAGTATAATAGTGCTATGGATGCGATGATGAATGATTTCATTGAAAAGCACCCAGAGTTAGACAAAGCAAGTTTAGAAAAGATTGCTGCTTTTGGCGATGAAAGAGGCATCACCTTTATAGAGGATGCCTATAATGTTTGGAACATCCAGAACCAACCCGTTAAGGATGAGGCAAACTCACAGGTAGATAAAGCCAAAAAAGCAACGGAAGCAACAAAGATACCGACCACACTGTCTAATGTTAGCACAGGAAACGAGTCGGACACGGATTATGATAATCTAACACCTGAGCAATGGAGCAATTTATCTGATGATGTTCGCAAAAAAGCCTTGATGGAGGTTTCTTCTGGATTTTAATTAGGAGAAAAAAATGGCTACAGTTTCACATAAAGAAGGCCCTTTTGATTCATCTTCTGGTTACGGGAATACATCTCCACATACTGATGCAATGCCTGGTGGTATGATGGCTGCAATGATCGACACTGCTGTACAAAATTTAGCAGCAGACGATATTTGGCAAGCTATCACAGTACCTGCAGGTTCTATTGTTGTCGCAGTTGGAGCAGTAATTCTTACAGCAGAAGGTGGTACACTAACAATAGATGTTGGTGACGGTGACGATGCCGATGGATATTTAGATGGCTCTAACGGTAATGTTGCAGGAGCATCTTATAGTAGTATAAATGGAACTACTGGTTACAGTGGTGGAAGATACTACTCAGCAGAAGATACTATTGACTTAAAAGCAATTAACGCTATGGACGCAGCAAAAGTTGTGGTCTGGTGTAAATTCTTCAAAACTAATCTTAACTAATAGGAGTCTATAATGGCAGCAAATTGGGCATCAGGCCTACAAGTTTCACGATGGGCGAAAGAACTCCAGAGTGAAGTTGGTAAAGGGGTTTACTTTAGTAAATTCATGGGTGAAGGTCCAGGAAACGCAATTCATGTAAAGCAAACAGAAGATGGCAAAGGTAAAGATGTTACTTTTGGTCTTGTAACTCAGCTTGCAGGAAGTGCAATCACTGGTGATTCATCATTAGAGGGTAACGAGCAATCGCTATCTACCTACTCTAACACAGTTAGTACCAATCAAAAGAGATTGGCTGTGAGAGACACAGGTAAATTCGCAAACTCAAAAGTGCTTTATAATTTCAGAAGCACTGCCCTAGATCTTCTTAAACAGCAATACGCAGAGTTGATAGATGCAGATATTTTTTCTGCTCTTACAGCAACGAGTGGTACTCACGCTTACTGGCGTGCAGATGCTTCAGCTTCTGTATATGCTTCAAGCGATCCAAAAGCAGATTTAGCTGCAACGGATAGCATCACCTTAGAGGACATAAGTGCAATGAAAACACTTGCTCAGATAGGTGGTTCAGCTAACTACAGAATGAGACCAATTCGTGTGGACGGTCAAGAATACTATGTCTTGGTCTTACACCCAGAAGTGGCTTACGATCTGTTTACATTAGCAGGTTGGCAGACAGCACAGCGTGAAGCTCAGAATCGTGGTGACAGTAACCCAATATTCACAGGTTCTTTAGGAATCTGGGATGGTGTTGTTGTACACGCTCACGAAGGTGTAAACACTTTCGATGATGGCGGTGGAGCCGCAGTAAAAGGTGCTAGAAACCTTTTCATGGGCGCACAGGCAGCTTGTTTTGCAGAAGCATCTGATATGATGTGGGTCGAAAAGAGCTTTGACTATGGAAACCAACTTGGTATTTCCGCAGCAAAGATCTATGGTGTAGGCATTAGTGACTACAACAGTAAAGACTACGGAGTGATTCAGTATGTTTCAGCAAGGACTGATCTAAGCTAATCAATAACCTAGAGGGGGAGTAAATCTCCCCCTCTTTTATTGAATGACTAAGGAATAAAGAATGAGTGTTATACAAAACAAAAGATATATGACATTATCTGAGATCACTACAGAAGTGAGAAATATAACAGGGGTAGATTCTACTTCTGTTGTTTCCGATGCTGTGATACACGATTTAATTACTGAGGCTCAATATCAACTTTGTGATGAGGCGAATCTTTTACAAGGTTACGCAACTCGTAATTCTGTTGCAGATACTAGAGAATATCCTATGAAGAATAGTAATTCCGATGAAGTAACAGATTGGACAGCATATCAAGTCAATTTATCTGGTGGTAACACTGCTTCTACTTCATTAGAGTTTATGACCAGGATATTCAGAGTAGACTATGATGGGGATATGTGCCAAAGAATTGGTATTAATGAGATCAGTGATATATCAGGTGATGCTTCATTAAGTAATATTACAACCAGTTACGCTTACTACATCCACGATGATAAGTTAGGAATCTTCCCTACCCCTACTGAAGTAAAAGAAATAAAAGTTTATTATTATAGATTGCCACATAAAATGTTTGTGGATGCTACTTGTGATATTTCATCAGGTTCTGCAAATGTTACAATGGACCTAACGACAGATGTTAGAGAAGGAATGATTGTTCAAGGTAGTAATATACCTTTTGATGCACAAGTTTCTTCTATTACAAATACTACAACATTTGTTTTAAGTGGTAATGCGACAGGTACTGCAAGTAATCAATCTTTCACATTTGGTAAACCAGAGATAGATGAACGCTATCAAAGAATTTTAATATACTATCCATGTTGGAGAGTATCAGAGAGGTTGAGAGACCTGAATTTAATTTCATATTTTAAAAACGAATGGTTAGAGCAAAAACAAAGAGTTATATTAGAAAGACAATCCAGAGATGGTAGTCCGATTCTAACTGTTCCTTACAACGACTTTTAATGGCGAGAAAAAGCATAAGAGACTTTTCAGGTGGTTTAGTCACCTATCAGTCAGAATTGGATCTTGCAGACAATCAGTTCCAATCCTTTGAAAATGTTGTTAATACAAAGCGTGGAAGTGTTAGTAAGGTAGGTACTGTTGCTCAAGCATCAGGAGCTATATCTGGAGGTGTGACATCTAATACTGAGTTTACATCTTACAGAACCGAAAAAGATGGTAGCAATAATGATACTAGCACTCAATGGTGGCTTGTAGGCAATGCATTAGATGTGTATCGTTCAGATGTATCTGGAGGTACTTCTAGTACCTGGGCATCTGTTAATACTTATGTCGTAGGTAGTGAGTGTATTACGC